AGCAGTGACATCACCACCTGACCACGTAAGTGTTATCTGCCCAGCTTGCTGCTTATCCTCTGCCTTATCCCTGATGCCCAGTGGCTGCATTTGTCTAATGTGCTTATCCATATGATCAGCCTGTAGCCTACGCCTCTGTACTTCAGCCATAGCAAGCTTTGGATCGTCAGGTAACGCTGCTTCCACTAAATCTAAGATTTGATCACGCATAACCTCACACTGCAATGATCGAGCATTACGATACTGTGTGTATGCATCTTCATCTTCTTGCACATAACGCAATATGGTTCGCCATGAAGGTAAGTGATCATTCTCGTTACAAATGCGAGTAAGGCTTACACCTTCCGCTATTGCTTCGCAGATAATTACCATTTGCTCTTTTGTTACATTACGTTTTGGCATTGTGTACCTAAGAAAAAGACCTGACTAGACATGTTGCTAAAAGTGAGACAGATAAGCGCCAGTTGTTAAGAGCCTAGCCAGGTAAGTTAGTTGTTGTTGAGGTATGGAATATACAGGCATTCCAGTTGTCGTGCTGACAGCTCAGACCGTTACTTTGCGACAAGAAAAGGAGGAGCTGCCAGCGTTTGACATAACTTAAACAATATCTGCCTAAGTATATCATATCCCATACTACATTTCGTGCATTCATACAAGCAATAGTTTTTTTTAATCAAGTGCTATGACATATATCGTCAAAAGTACTCTGCAAGGATTTCATCATCAGTATACTTCAGCTTTGCCCAGAGCCTAACCAATGCATCCTGGTAGCGTCTTTTGATCTGTCTGCCATCACGCAAACCATGCATTCTTGCAAGCTTCTGCCACTGTGCGCCTCTTTCCCGAAAGGCGGCACTGTGGCTGACAGCCCATACCATTTTACGATCATCTGCATCCATGTGCTCGATACCAAGGATTAAAGCTCTGTCATATTGTGTTACTTGCTTGGGAGATGGTGCTGGATGTTTTGGCTTGAATTCAGAGTAACCATATGCACTCCACTGCTGTGCGTATTCAGGCCATGATCCTAGCTTTTGTTTTCTAATTGCTGGGGGAAGTGCTCGCTCTGTTTCTGCTGCCTCAAAAAACATATCACTGAGCTGTGCTACGTCAGGGTTATCCACAAGGTTTGCTCCGAAAAAAATATGATTGCCTATGACACTTAGTGTAATCACTTAGTGATAACTCTTTGTGTTTATCGCGTTTGCAATTGAGTTGTATGGACACTCAATTACAACGCTGTGTTAATGCTTAGTGTAATCACTTAGTGTATATATGTCGTGAGCACTTCGTGATTATAAAAACGTGATTCAAAACAGGTCAATCCCCTATTTTTCCACAAACGTCTAACTTGCTATTTGACGTACTTCCTCGTGTATTTACGTATAAGTTTTTTTTACTTTGCTTCGCCCGATTGCTCTTTATCTGCTGTAATGTGTCTAGCGTGTGATCAAAATCATCGTCATCCATCCGCATCATAAACGTTATAATCTTTGATACGTTTCGTGTAGTCTCACTCATTTGTTTTCCCCTTCGCTACGTCTTCTGCGTGTCTTATCACCCAGCTTAATTTTAATAACTCTTCACCCATGTCCTCAGTCACAGCGCCACTGAACAACACCTTGTTGTATTTGTTTTCCACAGTCTCACTTGGACGTACTGACCAGGTAGCTTCGCCATCCTTTACACTGACCGTGAACAGCATATGCCCCACTGTGACTTGGCGGTTCATTTCGGATCCTCGTTAATAATCTCATCCTCAAGCAAGCTTACCTTGCCACTACCACCACAAACCTCGCATGTTACCATCTGCACATACTCACCGTTGTTGTGCTCATGCGGCCAATGCACGTAGTAAGTCATTTCTCTCTCTCCGTACCCTCGACAACGTGAACACCTGACCATGATCACACCATCATCAGACATTACTTCACCTTTAGCTTTACCAATGGCGTCAAGAACGCTGTTACGTCCTCGATGCTCTTGCACAGCGCCCAGCTGAAACCAGCCTCTATAATCTGATCTCGCATACGCCTCTGGTTCTCGTTCATTACACCGCGCTTGGCTTTGAGCTCTATAAATATTGCTTCGTTGTTGCCAGACTTGGTTGCAGTGCCAGGACAAAACAATTCCAGGTCAGGCCAGCCATACTTTGTACCCATCTTTTTTAAACGATTAATGTAGTTGATATGTCTACGCCCCTCGTTTGGACTGTGGTGGTAAACACAGCCATCAGGCAGCGCTAGATCAAGCCAGGAAGCAACCTGGCGTTGTAGATCATCTTCAGTCACGACGCAGATAGAAGTCATTTGGCATCACTGCGCTATTTGTCTTAATGACGATGCGCTCCATAAATTCTTGATTTGGTATAAGCCTTGATTTATCGTCAAAACCTAAACACCAGCGACGAGCCACGGCTGCATGTGATGCACCCAGCTGACGAGCCAGTTCTGAATAACTCCAATTATTTTGCTTTCTGTAATCGTCAAGTGTCATAGCAATCCTTACTGCAAGAATTGTAAAAACCTTGACTTCGTTTTGCAAGCCTCTTAATTGTAATATCGGTTTGACGGAAAGCGACAAGGTAGGATACTATGCAAACAACTATTTACAATCTATTTAAAGAACCAGCCGTAATGCCAAATAATCTCGATGCAGTCATCCGCGCTAGCGGCATGAATAAAAAGCAAGTTGCAAAAGCAGCTGGCATGACGCCAGAAACACTTAGCCGACATATACATGGCAAAGTACAAATGACGTTAGAGAATGCTGAGAGGTATGCCGAGATCCTTGGTGTGTCTGTTCAAAAGATAATGTTTGTTAATCCACCAACGCCCATTGTTGGAGAAGCAATTCTTGAAACAGACGATATTATTACTCGACTTTTTTTTAATAACTGGACGCGAGGTTTGCAAATCCCAGCCTACTTAGGCGATGATAATTGCGCTATAAAATATACAGCAAAGCCTGGTTATAAAGGTTACTGGTACGAATATACAGATGCTCTTTGTTTTTATTCAAAGAAACCAATACTAGGACATTTTGTTGATAAAGGATGTGTGCAACACTCATCTTTAGTCATGCTTGAAGATGAAATAAAGCTACCTAATCAAGAGCCAACGCGATTGCTTGCTGGCGTGGTTTACCCAGAGCCAGGTGACCTTTATACTATAGACAGCCCTAAAAATGGCATAAACCTACGAGGACTGAAACTTATATGGGGTACACCATATATATCTGCATTGTTTAGACCAGATCTGCGTGGCGTTACTTATGTTGACATTGAATCGGAACATAATGACTGCAAGGATTGCAGCACTTCTTGACCGATAGTATCCAACTCTATATTCTTTTTCTTGCGCATTCTTGAATTAATTCTTGACAGATTTTTTGCAAGCTGATTATTTAATCGTGCGACAAGAAGAGGAATGAAAAGATGTTTGACATCCCAAACTGGGCTGTTCGACATGACTACTTTCATCATTCTAACCCTCGTTCGGGAGACAGGGCTAAGAAGTTATTTGAGAAAGTGCATGTTAGACCAGCCGTAAAAAAAGCGAAAGCAACGCTTTACGATCTTGAGGCACATGAAACCGATCTAGCACAAGCTAGACTCACGGTTGATATATTTGAAAACAATCGTGGGTCAGCTGCCATGTCTGCTGGTAGAGCTGTCCAAGATGGCTGTGATCTATGCCTCATACCAGAAAAACATACTGAACAAACACTAAGCTTACGAGAAGCTCAGTTCATAGCTAAAAAGAACTTAGCTGCATATATACCTAAGAACTATGACAAGAGCGTAGAGGCAGACGATAAAGAGCGCTTAGAAAAATACCTGGAAGAAATAGATGACGTTGTAGAGAACGCAGTTATAGGGCTTAGAGAAGCTATGGCGCGTGACAATAGGTATATAGGTGAGATTGAGCTGCTAGAGGCGTTACCAGGTAATGTACTACCACACAATACTAAGCCTGATTATGCGCGTAGAGGTGATCTAAAAACCAAGTGGTCTAGACCTACAACAAACAAAAAGGGTGAGCGTACCTGGGCAAAAGGATCCCTACCCTCATCACTTAGCGGCATGTTTGATATGAACAACGTCTACCAGGTAGCTGGGTTCTATGCTCTTAACGGCAAACAACCACCGTTCTTGGTCTACGCCAACGCGACAGACTACCGTGTGTTTGATCAAACCAACACGCCAGAGCTCAAGCCTGATTACCTGGATGACGTAGTGCGAGACATATCAATGCAGCACAAGATTACAGAGAACATACTACGCGCAGCTGAAACAAAAGAAGAGCTGCTTGGCCTGGTATCACCAGATTGGAATTCAATTTTTTGGCAAGAGAGCCCAGCGTATATCCGCGAGGCTAAAA